AAACTCATCCAGATGTTCTGCGTCCCCGGCAGGAAGAGCCTCACCAACCCGGAAGGCAAGCCCTGCTCCCCTGCCGACTATCCCGAGCAGTGGGCCACGTTCAAGCGCTACTGCGTCAGGGACGTCGAGGTCGAGCGGGAGATCTTCGAGGCCACGAGATGGGCGCCGTATTCGGATGCCGAGCACGCGACCTATGCCGCGGACCAGCGCATCAACGACAGGGGCGTCCTGCTGGACGAGGACCTGGCACGGAACGCAGCCCGGATGGACGTCGTCCACAAGGGCCGCCTCACCGAGGAACTGAAGGCCCTCACCGGGCTCTCCAACCCCAACAGCATCCCGCAACTGAAGGGCTGGCTCGAAGAGCGGACGGGACGCCACTTCGACTCCCTGGACAAGACCGTCGTAGCCGACCTGCTGAAGACGGAGAAAGATCCAGTCATCCTCGAGGCCCTAAGGGCGAGAGTCCAGACCGGAAAGACCTCCACCGGCAAGTTCGCCACGATGCTCGACTGGGTCTGCCCCGACGGACGGCTCCACGGGATCCTCCAGTATTACGGCTCCAGGACCGGCCGCTGGGCGGGAAGGGGACCGCAGCTGCACAACCTTCCGCGGAACAGCTGCCCGAGCCTTGACGCGGCCCGCAGGCTGCTCAAGGAGGACGATTACGTCGGCCTGCAGCTCAACTACGGGAACGTGCCGGACATCCTCTCCCAACTGGTCCGCACCGCGCTGGTAGCGCCGCCCGGAAAGACCTTTGCCGTCTGTGACTTCAGCGCCATCGAGGCGCGGGTGCTGGCATGGATCGCCGGTGAGGACTGGGTGCTGGATGTCTTCCGCTCCGGAGGTGACATCTACTGCTCAACCGCTTCCGCCATGTTCCACGTGCCGGTTGAGAAGCACGGACGGAACGCAGAGCTCCGGCAGAAGGGCAAGATCGCAGTCCTGGCGCTCGGCTACCAGGGCGCGGTCGGAGCCCTCGACGCAATGGGCGGCCAGCGCATGGGCCTGACGCCTGAAGAAGAGTCCGAGATCGTAAAGAGATGGCGGAGAGCCAACCCGAATATCGTCCATCTCTGGGGAGCTATCGAGGAAGCCGCGAAGCGCTGCATCACCTACAAGGAACATGTTAATTGTAAGCCGCAAGAATACGGTAACATCTTCGGCTTCGACCTCTTCCAGGGCAACATGCTGATAAAGCTGCCGTCAGGACGAGCGCTGTGCTATCCGGAGGCCCGGATCACCAATGACGGCCGGATCGGCTTCAAGGGCACGAGCGCCAATTCCGTCTGGACGGATCTTGAGACCTTCGGCGGGAAGCTCGTGGAGAACATCACCCAAGCCGTGGCGAGGGACTGCCTGGCGGAGGTGATCCGGAGACTGGAGGGCCTTGGCCTTCAGACCGTCTTCCACGTCCATGACGAAGTCATCGTCGAGGTGGACGAAGAGACCGCCCAGAAGGACCTCGAAACCATCGAGCGGCTGTTCTCGGTGAATCCCGTATGGCACAACATCCCGCTCTCGGGAGCCGGTTACCTGACAAACTACTACAAAAAAGACTGATATGGATTACGAGAAGAAATACAAGGAGGCTCTTAAATGGAAGCTAAGGAACAAACAGTCGGAGATGTTAAGCTATGAAAAAGAGTATCAAGGAATTAGACGCGCTCCGGGCGCTGCTGGGTATTTGGGAGAAGACCTGCGTCCACCCCTGCCAGATGAACCTGCAGAGGTTCATAACTGAAGACACTCCGGAGCTGAAGTCAATGGCACCCCGGTTCGCCAGCGTCTGCGTCAGGGAGCGACTGGTCATCCCCGATGGATGGGCGAGGACCCGGCGCTACCGCTGGAACAAAGAGGCCGGCCCGCCCGACTATGTGATGGCCCAGCGGATCCTGCTGCTGACGCGGCAGCTCAACGCAGAATATTCACGAACAACCTACCACAGGAAAAAGGAGAACAAAATATGACAAAACACTTAGTTACCTGCCCGCTACGGCAAGATCTATTCCGTCCTGCTCCGAGGCCGAAATGCAGAGAAGATCCGCGCCATCAGGATGCTTGAGCGCTGCTGCTGCTGGGTCTGCTATAATCGCGGCTGCCAGCAGCCGAAAAACGAGGTGCTGCCTGACTGCAATACTGTATGTGAGCTATTCACAAGGACACCTTATTGCCAAAGAGATGAGAATGAGCAAGCTAAGGCAGACCCCGGAGAGCTGTTACGGATGTGTCCGCCTCTGGGCCCATAACATTTGAACAATCAAAGAATGAGACAATATAACATTTCCACAGGACGCTCCAGGACGGAGATGGACTGGAAGACCCGGACCGTTACTTGGAAGATCTTGACAGACAAGTTGAGGCAACCCGTCCGGACGACGGAGACGGGAGCCCAGTACGCGGCCATGAGCCGCGACCAGAAAGGCCGGGTGAAGGACGTCGGAGGCTTCGTCGGAGGCACCCTCGAAGGCGGACGCCGGACATCCGGTGCCGTCCAGTCCAGGTCACTGCTGACACTGGACATCGACTTCGGGACTCCGGACACCATCGGCACCGTCAGGGATGCGCTCGCCGGTACCCGCTGGTGCATCTATTCAACGCACAGCCACACACCCGAAAAGCCACGCTACCGGTTGATAGTTCCCCTCGCCCGGGATGTCCATCCGGACGAATACATCCCGGTGGCCCGGAAGATCGCAGAGGACGTCGGCATCGACACCTTCGATGACTCCACCTATGACACATGCCGCCTGATGTACTGGCCATCCGCGTCGAAGGATGCCGAGTACGTCTACGAGGAAGGACTCGGAGAGGACCTGAGCCCGGACGAAGTGCTGGAGCGATACAAGGACTGGCGGGACGTCATGGAATGGCCCGTCAGCTCGCGCGTCAGGACATCGCTCCGGAAGAAGGGCGCCGCCCAGGAGGACCCGGCCAAGAAGACGGGCATCGTGGGCGCTTTCTGCCGCGCGTACAGCGTGACGGAGGCAATGGACGTCTTCCTGCCCGGGCTCTACGCCAAGGCCCCGGGAAAGGACCGCTACACCTACACGAAGGGAACGTCCGCCGGCGGCGCCATCGTCTACGAGGACAAGTGGCTGTACTCCCACCACGGGACGGATCCGTGCTGCGAGCGGGAGGTCAACGCCTTCGACATGGTCCGCCTCCACCTCTTCGCCGACCAGGATGCAAGCGCGGCCCCGGACACACCGGTGAACAGGCTGCCGTCCTACAAGGCGATGTCCGACATGGCGGAGAAGGACGCGAAGGTCAACGGCCAGATGTCGATGGACAAGGCCGCCGAGATCAACAGCGAGTTCGGGGACCTCGGAGCACCGGCAGAGTGGAGGCGCGGGATCAAGAGCGACAAGAAAGGCTACATCCCGTCCATCGAGAACTTCCACTACATCTTCACCCACGACCCCGTCCTGCTGAAGGGGGACGTCAGGCGGAACCTGTTCACAGGCAAGGACGAGGTCTACGGAGAACTTCCCTGGGCCCGCAACCACGACTCGAAGACATGGTGCGAGGCCGACATCTCCGGACTGCTGCTCTATCTCTCGAAAGAGTTCAAGTACGACGGCTACAAGACACAGATCCTCGACGCCTGGGACCAGGCTGTGCAGGCCAAGGCCTTCCACCCGATAAAGGACTACCTCAACGGACTCCCAGAATGGGACGGAACGCCCCGACTCGACACCGTGCTCGTGGACTATCTGGGAGCCGTGGATGACGAGCTGACCAGGGCGATGACCCGCAAGCACCTCACCGCCGCGGTGGCGAGGATCCTCAGGCCCGGCATCAAGTACGACTGGGTCCTGACGCTGATAGGCCCGGAGGGTGTGGGCAAGTCCACGATCATCAGAGCCCTGGGCGGAGAGTGGTTCTCGGACTCGTTCACCGCTGCGAACATCGGGGACAAGGAAGCGATGGTGCAGCTGCGCTCCGCGTGGCTCTTCGAGCTGGCGGAGTTGAAGGACTACAAGAAGGCGGATGTCGAGGCCTTCAAGTCCTTCATCTCGAAGAACGAGGACACCTTCCGCGCAGCCTACGCCCGGACCACGGAGACACACCCGCGGCAGTGCATCTTCTTCGCCACGACAAACGAGCATGACTTCCTGAAGGGGGACACCGGCAACCGGCGCTTCTGGACAGTGGAGATAGGAGTCCAGCCGGCGAAGAAGAACGTCTTCTCCCTGCTCAAGGACAAGGACACCGTCGGCCAGATCTGGGCGGAGGCTCTGATGCGCTTCCGCTCCGGAGAGGAACTGTACCTCCCGCACGATCTGGAGATGCAGGCACGGCGCCGGCAGACCGAGCACAGCACGGTGAGCAACGACGACCGGAAGGGCATCATCGAGGCCTTCATCCGGAAGGAGATCCCCGCGACATGGTGGACACTGAACCGCAGGCAGCGCCGGGACTTCTATGTAAACAGCACAAGCGAGTCAGTCTTCACGGGTATCCGGAGGGACACGATCTGCGTGATGGAGGTCCAGGAAGAGTGCTTCGGGACTCCCGTCTATGACCGGTTCAAGGCAAGGGAACTGACGCAGATCATGGCCGGCATACAGGGCCTCGAACCGATGGGTCTGACCAAGACTGCGAGGTACGAGAACGGTATCGGAAAGGGCGATCCGGAGTATGGTCCGCAGCGCCGGTTCCGGGTCACGGAGACCTTCTGGAACTCGGTAACAAAGTCTGTTACCGGGCCGGAGTCTGTTACCGAAAATGCGGTAACAGAACCCTTTTAGTTACCGCTAAGTTACCGTATCAGTTACCGTATGTAAAGAAATGGTACATAATAAGTTACAAAATCTCGGTAACAGAGTAACAGAAAAAATGGAAAAAAGAGTTTTAAGGCAATTAGGCAGATTAGGGCACATAATAGGACGCCTAAACGCCTAATACGCAAAAGTGATGCGCGCGCGCGTGAAGTAACCGGCTAAAAAAGACGATATGAAAGACGTAGAATCTGAGAAGAAACTGGAGGCCCGGCTGGTCTCCGAAATCAAGCGCCGCGGAGGTATCGCGGTGAAGAACACGTCGCAGTTCCATCGCGGACTTCCGGACCGGATTGTGCTGCTCCCCTACCACACCCTCGCCTTCGTCGAACTGAAGACCACCGGCGAGAGATCGACCGCCCTTCAGGCAGCCGTCCAGGGGAAACTGTGGCAGATGGGCTACACTGTCTACATCGTCGACAGTACAGGAGCCCTTGACGCCTTCCTTGCGAAGATGGACAGACGGCTCGCCAAGATCCGGCAGGAGGAAGAGACACTGATGGCGGAACTGACGGAAGAAGAGTTCAGCGAGGTATGAGGTTCGTCCCGCATACATATCAGAAGCGGGCCATCGAGCACGTGATCCGGAATCCCTTCTGCGGTCTGTTCTTGGGAATGGGACTCGGGAAGAGCGTCATCACTCTGACCGCCATCGACAGGCTGATCAATGACTACTGCGGAGTGTCGAAGGTCTTGGTGATAGCGCCCAAGTCCGTAGCCCGGAACACCTGGGTGGACGAGGCGGAGAAGTGGGACCATCTGAAGCGGCTGAAGGTCTCTGTCGTGATGGGCACCGCCGCCCAGCGGAAGGCTGCCCTCTCCACCGATGCGGACATTTACGTTACCAACAGGGACAACACTGTCTGGCTGGTGTCGCAGTTCCATAATCCCTTGGACTGGCCTTTCGACATGGTGGTACTGGACGAGAGTTCCAGCTTCAAGAACTTCCAGTCGAAGAGGTGGAAGGCGATGTGGCGCATTCGCCCGATGCTTGACCGGCTGATCCTTCTGACCGGAACGCCGGCCCCGAACGGTCTGCCGGATCTGTGGGCCCAGATCAAGTTGCTTGACAAGGGGAAGAGGCTTGGTGCCTTCATCGGCCAGTACCGCGAGGCCTGGTTCCATCCGGGAGCCCGGAACGGTGCCGTGGTCTATGAATGGCTGCCTAACAAGGGAGCGCGTGAGGCCATATCGGAGAAGATTTCGGACATCTGCCTGTCGATGCGGGCCGAGGACTACCTTGAGATGCCGATGACCATCGACGGCGGCATGCAGGTCAGGCTCCCTGAGCTGGACGCCTACAGGAAGTTCGAGCGGGACAACCTTATGACCTTGAAGGACGGAGCAGAGATACAGGCCGTGACTGCGGTAGCCCTCGCAAACAAGTTACTGCAGTTCGCTTCCGGTGCCGTGTACGATGACGACCACTGCTGGCATCAGGTCTCCACTGCGAAGGACGAAGCATTGGCGGATCTGCTGGACCAGGCTGAGGCTGCCGGCGAGTCAGTGCTGGTGTTCTATTCCTTCCGTCATGAGCTGGAGCGGATCAAGGCCCTCCATCCTGAGGCAGTGCAGTTCGCCGGAGAGCCGGAGATCCTGAAGGCATGGAACGAAGGGACGGTGCCGGTGATGCTGGCCCACCCTGCCAGCGTCGGATACGGATTGAACTTGCAGGCCGGCGGCCACATCATCGTCTGGTTCTCCCCTACCTGGAACCTTGAGCTGTACGAGCAGGCCAACGCCCGGCTCGTGAGACAGGGGCAGACGAAGCCGGTAGTCATCTACCATCTGGTCTGCCCCGGAACGATGGACGAGACAGTGATGGCTGCGCTGCGCCGGAAGTCCGATACGCAGACGGCCGTGATGAACTATATAAAGCGAAAACGAAAAGAGCTATGATGACAAAAGAGAGACAGTGCCGGGACTGCCTGTATGGCAGCTTCCAGTCAGCGGGCGTCGCTGGATCCTGGAGTTGGAAAGGGATCTGCTGCGCGACCAAGCGCCCGCATTATGTAGAACAGAACTGGTCCTGTTCCTGCGGCAAGTTCGTAGGTAGGCCCAGGATAACGCGGACCAACAATGAAACTGAGGTGGGATGCGACAAATAAGATTGACCGAAGCGAAGGAGGATATGTCAGAGAAAGATCGGACGACCTCTATCACTCAGCAAGGTGGACCCGACTGTCCCGAGCATGGCGACAGCAGCACCCACTCTGCGAAGAGTGCAGACGACAGGGAACCGTCACGCCTGCAACGTGTACGGATCACATTGTTCCCTGGCCGATATGCCAGGACTTCTTCGATGAGAGCAACCTTCAGTCCCTGTGCGACCGATGCAACATGCTCAAAGGAGAGAGGGATAGAGCGAGGATCCAGGAATGGAAAACAGGAAGTGTTAAAGAACGATAGCTATGACGGAGATCATCAAGAGAAGGACTGATGAGCGATATACTGTGACTTGTCCAGTGTGTGGAGCAATCATCGGATACTATAAGACCGATGTAATCCCCTGGCTTTGCCCGCCTAAGGCAGCTCGATGGGGTGTTCATCATGGCCTATACGGCCCGCACATCGTTTGTCCGGAATGCGGGAGTCGAATAATGGTGGGTTGAACGGAAGACGGTAGGGGGTCAAAATCTCTAAAGCGTTGAGCCTTAAGACCAACCCCCCAATTTTGCTCTCGCTGAAAATGAAGTACCATGCAAAAAAAACCTTTTTATGACTGAAGAAGAGAGAAAACGTATATACAACAGCGGCGATTATCGCAGCCTGTCAGACTCCCAGCGCAGGGAGTTCCGGCATGTGGTCGAGGATCTTGACGGCCGCGGGCTCCTGAAGGTGACTGACGTGCCGATCATCGCGTCTTACGCCCGGAACGTGCTGCTGGCCCGGCTTGCGTCAAAGGAGCTCGAGAAGCGCGGGATCCTTTTGGAGGAAGAGGACAAGTATCACGGCGTGAAGGTGAAGCAGAATCCGGCCGTCGATGTCCTGCAGCGCGCCCAGAAGGCGATGGAGGACACGGCCATCCGGCTGGGCATCACTCCGACGGGACGGAAGCGCCTGCCGGGAGACGGGCAGAAGAAATCGGAGCTGGACACGTTCATGGAGGAAATGAATCATGGCAGCAACGCTTGACCGGATCCAGGACTATGCATCAAGGGTCCTGTTGGACATCATCCCGAGCTGCGAGACTATCCGGCTGGCCTGTCAGCGCTGGAGGGATGACCTTCAGCGGGAGGACCTGTACTTCGACGAGGACGTCGTAGCCCGGTTCGTGAAGTTCAGCGCCCAGTTCAAGCACTACAAGGGACCCCTGGCGGGGCAGTATTTCCGAATCGAGGACTGGCAGCTCTTTGTTGCCGCGAACATCCTCGGCCTGAAGAGGAAGGACACCGGGCTGCGCAAGTACCGGATGTGCGACATCGAGGTGCCCAGGAAGAACGGGAAAACCTTCTTCGTGGCCATCCTTGCGGCGTGGTTCCTGCTCATGGACGGGGAGGCCGGTCCGGAGGTCTATGCGGCAGCTGTGGACCAGGCCCAGGCGCGCCTGTGCTACGAGGCCTCTGAGGTCCTTCTTGAGCGGTCCATCTTCTACCCGCTTGTGAAGAAGTACCAGTGGGGTCTGAAGGTGCCGAAGACTGTCGGAGTGTTCAAGCCCCTGTCGAAGGACACGGAGAACAAGGACGGATTGAACATCTTCGTCGGGATCTGTGACGAGTGTCACGCCTGGCCGAATACCCAGATGCTGGACGTGATCAAGACCGGCATGGGCGCCCGGACCCAGCCGATGCTGCTTAGGATCTCGACGGCCGGTATCGACGTGAGCGTCCCGTATTACCAGGACATCGAAGTCTATGTGGAGGAACTCAAGGGGGTGCGTCCGTTGGAGGATGATCACTTCTTCATGCTCTACACACCCGATGAGGGAGACGACTGGGAGGACGAGAAGGTCTGGCAGAAGTTGAACCCGAACCTCGGTGTGTCGCTCACGTGGTCGTACATGCGCAGCACGTACCAGGAGGCGAAGGCCCGTGGAGGATCCTACGTCGTTGCCTTTAAGACGAAGAACCTCGACTTCTGGGTGGACGCCCCGAAGGTGTGGGTATCGGATGAAGACGTGCAGGACAACAATGCTGCTTTCGACGTCTCTCTCCTGGAAGGAGAGGATGTATATGTCGGAATCGACCTTGCGTCCAAGAGCGACATCAGCGCGACTGCCCTGTATTTCCCGCGCTACGGCGTTGTGAGGTTCCTTTTCGTGATACCGGCTGACAAGGTGTCGGATCGGGAGGATCGGGTAGACTACCGGCTGTGGGTCGAGCAGGGCTGGATCACGCCATGCCCCGGCAAGGTGCTGGACGAGGACTGGTACATGGCCCGTCTTCGGGAAGAGCTCACGCCCTACAACGTGCGGGCGATAGCCTTCGATCCTTGGGGTATGTGGGATTTGAAGACGAAATTCGGGAAGTATGAAGACGTCCTGATCGAGTACCAGCAGTCGATGCGTTACATGTCCGTCCCTACGAAGCGGCTGGAGAGCGAAGTGCTGAAGCACCAGATGAATTTCCTGGACAACCCTGTTATCCGCTGGATGTTCCGGAATGTGGTGGTCTTCAGGGATCCAAACGACAATATCAAGCTCAACAAAGCCAAGTCCAGGAACAAAATCGACGGTGTAGCGGCTCTTGTGGATGCCATTGGAGGGTGGCTGCAGGTAACCGGAGGCGAGTCTACGGAGATATATTCTGACCACGAACTACGTGTTCTTCCGCCACTTTTCTGATAAAAGTATAGAAAAACGGCCTAAAAAGAGGGCTATTTCTTCCGTAGTATAGAAAATGAGCGTCGAAGGGGCCTGTGCGGCCCCTTTTCGTGCATCCTGATACCGTCTTTTTTACATCTTTGCGATAGCACGAAAAGCGCTCAGAAATGACTCGTAGGTCATTATTTTCCAGATTTTTAAAGCGAGAGCGGCCCCTTGAAGAGGGGGCGCAGCAGCGTGGTGTCCGGGTCGGTCTGTCCGACTCGTCATCGCTTGCGCCCATCTCCACTTTCGGACAGCACGTGAACAATGACAGGGCGCTGAAGGTAACTGCCTTCTATGCCGGCATCCGGCTCATCAGCGAAAACGTGGCATCCCTTCCCAAGATGGTCACCAAGACCACGAAGAGCGGCCCGAAGGCTATGCCGAACCACCCGGTAGCGCAGCTCCTGTCCAACCCCAACAGCTATACCAACGCCAACGTCTTTCACGGCCTGATCACTACCTGGATCAAGGGCTGGGGCAATGCCTATGCAATCATCCAGCGCGCTGCTAACGGTCACCCGGTCCAGCTGCATCAGGTCCATCCGTCAGAGGTCATCGGTATCGCTGTCGTAAATGGGACGAAGTGGTACAGGATTCAGAAGGCCGACCCGGATTTATATTACCTGAACGGGGATTACAAGGATACGGACATCCTGCACTTCATGGATGTCACCCTTGACGGGATCCACGGCATCAACCCTGTCCTGTATAACGCTGCAGCTCTGGGCAAGTCCCTTGCCACGGAAGGCTTTGCGGCTGAATACTACGAGAAGGGGGGCAACATCCGGGCGGTCATGGAGACCGAAGGCAATCTCGGAGAGGGCAAGTACAAGGTGTTCATGGAGCACTTTGCCGAGGCCTCGAAGAACTTCGGCACTCCCCTGCTCGAATATGGTGTGAAGTACAAGCAGTTGAGCATCGACCCGATGGCCGCGCAGCTTATCCAGTCGGAGACCATGTCCCTGCAGGATGTCTGCCGGATTGTCGGCGTGCCGCCTCACATGCTGTACGAATTGTCCCACGCGACCTTCAGCAACATCGAACACCAGACGATCCAGTTCGTTCAGTACACGCTGCGCCCGGTGGTCAAGAAGATGGAGGTCGAGTACGAGCAGAAACTGTTCCTCGGATCTGACGCTGGAAAGTGCAATGTGAAGTTCGTCCTGGACGGTCTCCTTCGTGGCGACACCTCTGCCAGATCCGCGTACTATCACAACGCCATCCTCGACGGCTACATGACCAGGAATGAGGTGAGAGCCTTGGAAGGTCTTGAGCACGCCGATGGGCTTGACGAGTTCCTGGTTCCGCTCAACGAGGGCGTAGCCGGGACAGAGAATGAAAACAACGAGTAAGATATGCCTAAAGTGAATTTCAGATGTGTCGAGTGTCCGGAGATCCGGAAGGCGGAAGAGGGGCGGAAGCTGACCTTCGTGGCCAGCGACGGCACCCGTGACTCTGCCGGCACCGTCCTCAACGTGGACGGCTGGGATCTTCAGCGCTTCAACAAGAATGGCATCATCGGCTACCAGCATAAGGTGTATGGCAGCTGGTCGGACACCGAGAACCCTGACAACGTCATCGGCAAGGGTCAAGCCTATATCGACGACAAGAAGCTGATGGTGGACGTGGAGTTCGAGCCGGCGGAGATCAACCCGCTGGCGGAGAAGATCTATCAGAAACTTCTGTTCGGTTCCCTGAAGGCCGTGTCCGTGGGCTTCGTGCCTGTCGGAAAGGGCGCGTGGGGTGAAGGCGAGGAAGCACTGAGCGGCAGCAACCCGACCTACTACTACGCCGGTCAGGAACTGCTGGAGGTGTCCGTCGTGAACATCCCCGCGAACCCCAACGCGCTGCGGAAGGGCCTGGAGGAACAGGACGAAGAGATCGCGGCGCTTCGCGCTGAGGCCGAGGAAGAGGCCAAGGCCGAGGAAGAGCCGGAGGTCGTAGAGGAACCCGAGAAGGAAGAGCCGGCACCGGAAGAGCCCGAGGTGAAGGGCTTGGACGAGCTGGAGATCCGCAAGAAACTATCTATCGCAGGGGCGGCCCTGCTTTAACACTAAATACCCAACGCTTTATGAGAAAAATTGCAGAAATCCGCAATGACATCTCCGCGATGGTTGAGAAGGTGAAGACCCTCAACGCGGCGGAGAACGCCGAGGAACTGAAGAAGTCCCTTGACACCCTCGATGCTCTGCAGCTTGAGCTCAGGGCGGCCAACGAAGCAGAGGCCGCTGAACAGCTCATCGCTGAGCGCAAACTTGACAACGCGCAGAAGAAGGCCGGCCGGTCTTTCTCTTTTGTCAAGTTCATCCGTGAGATCTCCGAACCCCGGGGACAGCTCACCGGCCTCGAGGCTGAGGTCGCTGAAATGGGCGCCGAAGAGTACCGTCGCCTGGGTCTGACCCAGAACGGCTTCGTCATCCCTTCCGCGATGCTTCGCGCCAACGCTGGCCAGAACTACACCACTGCCGCTGACGGTGGTAACCTGAAGGAGCAGATGGCGGCCCGCTATGTGGACGTCCTGAAGGAGAACCTGCCGATCGCCAAACTCGGCGCCACGATCCTCACCGATCTGGTCGGCACCGTCCCTGTCGTGAGCTCCGCGCAGATCGCTGCCGGCTGGCTCGCTGAGGGCGCCCAGGGCACCGTGACCAAGGCTGCCTACGCCAAGGCCACCATGACCCCTCACCGCAACTTCGTCCGCGTCGCCTTCTCGAAGGACCTGCTCCGTCAGACCTCCTTCGACGTCGAGGCTGACCTGATGAACCGCATCAGCGAGGCTCACGCCAACCTGATCGAGGCCGCTGCCATCAAAGGCTCCGGCTCCAGCAACCAGCCTTCCGGTATCCTCACCGTGCTGCAGGCTCAGACCAACACTCCGCACATCGTTGCGGGTGGTGCCACCGGCGCTGCCATCTCCTGGGCGAATGTCGTCGCTCTCGAGACCAAGGTCGCTGCCGAGAACGGCATCCGTGGTAACTGCGGTTACCTGACCAACGCGAAGGTCATCGGTGACATGAAGGCCTCCGAGCGCACTGCCACCAACGGCCGCTACATGCTGGACGGTGACGCGAAGAACCTCAACGGTTACCCGATCAAGATGACGAACCTCGTCCCCTCCAACCTCGCGAAGAGCACGGGCAGCAACCTGTCCGCCATGATCTTCGGTAACTGGAAGGACCTCTACATCGGCCAGTGGGGCGGTATCGACATCGTCGTCGATCCTTACAGCCGCGCCGACTACGCCGACGTTGTCATCACGCTCAACGCCTGGAACGACGTCCTCGTCGCCGAGCCGAAGAGCTTCGCCGCCATCGTCGACATCTCCACCGCCGCTTAGTTCTCCCCGCCATGCTTCTATCCCGTAACTATGACAGCGCAATGATGGCCGCCCTGATGGCTGCCTTGAAGAGTCATCTCCGTATCACGGCAAATGACCTGGACGGGCAGCTGGACATGTATCTGCGCGCAGCCGTCGACTCGGCCGAGCAGTTCACGGGCATCGTCCTTGTCAAGTCCGGGATGGAGCTGGAAGAGGATTTCGCCAAACTGCTGAGACTCCCGCTGCCGCTCATGTCGGTAGAGGGGGTCTCGGTAGACGGCGAAGAACTGAGCTCTGATGACTACACGGTGACCGGTGGAAAGCTGGTATTCTCGGAAGGTGTCTCCGGAAGTGTTGTGCAGGTATCTTGCACAGCTGGCCGGACCCACATGGAAGAGGACATCCGGGCTGCCATCATGCTACGTGCTGCGAAACTCTTCAACAACCCGGCGGACAGCGCAGAGATGCTGATCAGCGCCTCCGATAACCTGCTCACGCCCTATCGTCAGATCAGGAGGTAGGCTATGGAGAATCGGATCAACATCGGCGAGCTGGACACCAGGATCTCCGTGCTTCGGTACACGGAGACCCGGGGCGCCGAGAGTGAGCTCAAGAAGACCTGGGTGGAGCACTCCGCGCCCTACGCAAAGGTGGAGCGGGAGACCTCCGAACAGATCTCGATGGGCAATCTGGAAGAGCGGCAGGTCCTGACGGTGACGATGTACAAGATCCCGGAGCTGACTACCCGCTGGCGTATCGCGGTGGCTGGCCAGCCTTACGAGATCTCAGACATCGACCCTATCAGCAGGATCTCCCCTCTTTGTGTTTTGACGGTACACGCTATAGACCGATAAACGATGGCTGTGGCGAGGATAGAGGGCTTGGAAGACACCCTCAGGTTCTTTGACAAGCAGCCGGCTAACGCCAAAAGCATCGTGCAGAAGGCGATGAAGGCCGGCGCCAAGGCTGGGGCAAAGTCCCTGAAGCAGGCTCTGCCGAGCCGGTGGAAGAAGCTCCCTAAGTCCAAGGCTGGAATAGACGCCCGTAACGAGATCTGGTGCCGCTTCGGCGTGTACAACAATCAGGTTGCGCAAGGGCACCAGCCGAAGGCCTACCAGGGAGCTGATTCCAAGACCGGCATCACGGACTGGTTCAAGTTCTACTGGCAGAACTACGGGACGCTCACGCACAGGGACAGGTCGCATCAATTTGTCCGTGGCGTGAGGAAGAACTCGGCGAGGCGTAACAACGTGGGACAGCGTCCCACCAACGTGTATGACAGGGCGGTTGATTCCGCCAAGAGAGATTTCATGGATGCCTTCGAGGCTTCCATCGAGCAGAACAAAAACGAATTGCTGAACAGATGACCGACAACTTGGGGAAAGATCTGACCACGGCGCTTGCCGACATCGTGCCTCTCTACTTCGCAGAGGCTGAGGTCAACTCGTATCCCTTCTGCGTGTACAGCAGGGTCATCCGTGAGGTACGGACTAAGGACGGAGTGTCCTCCATCCGGAGCGAGTTGACGCTTGAAGTGGTATCGGAGGACTATGCGGAAGCCAAGGAGAAGGCGGACGCAGTAAGGGGGGCCGTGGAGGCCCTTGGTGATGACTACAAAATCGCCTTCCAGTCCTGCGAGCCTTCCTGTGTGGAAGGTGTGTGGGACTTTGTGATTGACTATAACATCAACCAGATAAATTAACGAATTATGGGAACGATAGTACCAGGCTACAACATCAAGTTGAAGCTCGCAACGAAGACCCTCTTGGGCGTGACTCAGGACGACCTGCAGGTCACGGTTCAGACCAAGGACAGCATCACGAAGGATGACGCCGGTGTCAAGCAGAGCGCTGTGACCGGACAGGAGATCACTTTCACGGTGGCCGGTCTGGTCGAGGTCAAGGATTCTGGCGACACGAACAAGATGGACGCGGACGAGCTCCTTGCACAGTCCCTGAAGACTGGCGCGGCTGCCATCGTCGCTTTCGTCTATGACCGTGGGGCCGGCGCGAACTACCAGGGCAACTGCGTGATGACGGGCTACTCTGAGAGCTCGCCCGCAGATCCTGACAGCGACACCACTTTCTCCGCGACCTTCAAGGTGACGGGTGCCATGACAGTAGTTTCTTAGTATGGCTGACTGTATTACCATCAAGGGCAAGGAGTACCGCGTCGAGGTAGACATGCTGGTACTCGACCAGTACCTGCGGTCACAGGGAGAGACCGATCTGGCTTCTGTTCAGTTCGGCCGCCCTGGTGACATGCTGATGCTGATCTGGCTTGCCCTGGCTGAGGGTGCGGCCCTTGACGGTGTCGAGCTTGACATCACGCCTGAGGATCTGTGGCACATGCGCAGGCCCGACTACAAGGCACTGGTGGATCAGTTCGAGCCCGTCTTCCGCGCCCAGGTGGTGCCGGACATCGAACAGGATCCTGAAGGCGGCAAAAAAAAAGCGACGGAGTCACGGCCCTGACGATAGGCCGGGCGCGCGGATGGGCGATTGCCTTCCTGCATCTTAGTCCGGCGGAGTTCGACCGCATGCGTCTGTCGCATTTCCTGGAAGCTATGGCCGCATACCAGGAAGAGCGGATGGCGGAGCGCCGGCATCTTGGTGAACTGGTCCGAGGTGCGGCGCTCCGTCTTTTCAATGTCCAGTTGAAGCCATCGGACCGTATCACGGATCCAGCGAAGTTCTGGGAGATGCCGTGGGACGAAAAGCCTGATAAAGCTGTTGAAAAAGAAGTGGCCGGATGGACCCAGGAGGAACGAGACCAGAAGGCAAGAGAATTTCTAAAGAGAATCGGCGATGTCTAACAACCAGCCAAACATGAAGGTCACCTACACCTCGGACTCATCGAAGTTCGTGGCAGGGACCAGGCAGGCGAAGACCGCGGTGCGGGACTTCCAAAAGACAACTGAGCAGGCGATGGGCCAGCTCGGTGAGGCCTTTGGTGTCAACACCGGGAAGCTGGGGCAGATGGCCTCCAGCGTGAAGGGTCTTGGCGTCGAGCTCTCGAAGAGCGGGAACGCCGGTGTTAAGGCCTTCGGAGAGATGGTCTCCGGGCTGGATGCCGTCAAGCTGGGTATCGCAGGCCTCGGACTGGGCGCTGCCATCGCTTCGTTCAAGGCGCTCCAGGCGACCGCGGAGAACTTCAAGAAGACTGTCGCCGGCGCCAACATCGAGATGGCGACCGCAGCCTACGTGTCCACCTACCAGCAGGCGTTCTACGATATGAACACCGCCCAGGGACAGGCGATGGCTAACTTCATGTCGAATCTGGAGAAGGTTAAGGCTGGCGCGGGCGCCGTCCTTGGCAACTTCCTTGTCAATCAGGGGAACAGTCTCTCCACTTCCCTGTTTGGCGTGGCGGATCCACGGTTCTGGAAGGATACTATCGGCGCAATGAAGAGCGCCAACGCCGTAGCTACGGAGGCCTCTGAGATAGCCAACCAGATATACCAACTGGAGCGGAAGCGCTCGGACATGATGGTGGACCTGGCCGACAAGGAGAATCGGATCACGGAGCTCAAGAACATCATCTGGGACAAGACCAATTCAACGGTCGAGCGCTCTGAGGCTCTTGCCAAAGTGCAGCAGCTGATCCGGGAGAAGTACACCGAGCAGTTCGACATCGAGAACGAGATCGCGGACCTGATGGAGCAGCAGAACAGTCTTGCATCTTCTACCCCGGAAGAGATTGATCGTGCCAACCAGCAGCGCGTGAAGGCCAACAATCTCGTGGCCCAGATGAACTCCGAGTTGCGGAGCCTGCTCCGGCAGCAGAACAGCCTGACAGGATCTGTCAAGGAGACCGTGGCCGCGCTTTCCGCGGAAGCAAAGGCGATGCTGAAAGTCGTCGACGCCTCCATCCAGGCGGACCTCGACAAGCGCCCCGAGCTTTACAACCTCGGCGCGTCCGGTATTAGCATGCCGGGCGCGACTACGGCGCCGAACGTCGCGCTTGCCGGCTACACCGGGCAGGTGGAAGAGGTGAGCCGCGCCATCCTCGACGTCCGCAACTCCCTGACGGACCTGGCGGCGGATGGTGCCGTCGCTATCGGTTCCCTCATCGGGGACCTCATCAACGGCGAGAACGCCTGGGGCAACTTCGGTAACGCGGCCCTGGGCGCCCTGGGTGATATGGCCGTGGCCGTCGGTAAGACCATCATGCAGGAAGGCATCGCGGTTGAGGCCGCGAAGATGGCCCTGACGACGATGTCCGGTATCGGCGCAATCGCTGCCGGTGCTGCTCTCGTAGCCATCGGATCCGCGCTGAAGACCTCCCTGAAGAACGCCGCGTCTGGTAACTACTCTGCATCCAGTGGCGTGGCTTCGTCCAGCTATGGCCGCGGGTCCGGCGCCGGATCCCGCGAATACCAGGAGCGCGGCTTTAACGTGCAGGTTACCGGCACCCTGGTGGGCCAGGGCAGCCAACTGGTGGCCGTATTGAATAACGAGAATAACAGAAAATCCCACACGACATAATGGCATACGCTCCGAAATACGTTTTCAGGTTCCAGTCGCAGAACGGGGAAGAGTTCCAGATCGTAATCGAGAAGGAGGGTTACTCTGGTGGGCTGGTGTATCGTAGCCTTGGTAGGGCACCTGTTCTAAAGAGAGAAAGGAATGGGCACATCTGCGGCACTTCTATAGAAATCTATGCGGAATGCCAGGTGGACGGGGAGTTTGCCGAGCTGTACACATCAGACCCGAAAACGTTCCGGGTGTATCTGTCGAGCGTTACAAACAGTAGAATGCTGTTCCGTGGCTACATCTCCCCGGAACTATACTCAGAGCCGGATATCGCACCTCCTTATGATGTGCAGATCATAGCTACGGATGGCCTTGGCGAGCTGCGCAGGTATCTATACGAGCCGCTTGGAGAGGTGCCCCTTTCTGAATTGTTGTGGTATCTGTTAGGGAAGACCGGACTGCCGACATCATTCTATCACAACAACGGCGCCCTGGAAGCAGGTGGTTCAAGCACCGTTCCTGCAGCGGATTTCTTTGATAATGCCCGTGTCAATCTCGACTATATGGCAGGGAAGACCTGTTACGAGGTCCTTACTGCTATCCTGGATTCTTTGCACGTTGACTTATTCCAAATGCTTGATGAAGGTCTTACATGTTACTGGCAGTTGATCCGGGAGACCGATGTCGAGAGCGGCGCTTCAGTAACGATACAACGGAGCCCGTCCGGTGTTGATTACACGATAGTACCGCAGGGCTTCGGGTCGATGCAGAGCTATGACTGGTGGCCGGTCGGCCAGATGGAGACCGAGGTTAAGCCGGCATGCAAGAGATTGACGGTGATCTCCGACGCGCAGTATAAGAGTGCACTGACAAACGGGGATATGACGTCTGACACCGGCTGGTCGAAGACTAATGCTTCATACAGCAGTGCACTCGGCGCGTATCAGATCACCTCTCAGAATGGTCGCATAGCGCAGACTATCACATTCGCTGAACCAGTTCGCAGGCGTCTGAGGCTGCAGGTGAATCTCCGGCAATATCGCCCGACATCTTCTGCTGCAAGTTCCGCTGGAACGGCATCGATACAGATTACGTCAACACTCCGTACCTACGGCGGTAGCGGCATTAGGTACCTGCTGAAGAATAGCGAGGGTGAGTATTACTGGAGCACTATTGCGGGGTCTCTGAGCGTAGATCTTCCTGCGCCTGCTTACGGGGAGGATGAAACGGCCTGTACAGTGTATGAGCTGGAGATTCCGTTGTATTCAAGAGGCGGAAGAGATTTTGCGATGGCGAGTGATCTGACGATTTGGATAATACGGGACTCTGCGAGTATCCCGCTGCTGGTCCACTCGGCTGCACTCACCTTTGAGGAGCAGATAGCCGGCTATCGTGATATATTCACCTTCGACAACGGTGCGCGGGACAACGCGGATGACGTTACTTCACTATTCCTCCCGACCGGATCCGGACAGTATAACACGCCGATAGAGTTCATGTACGGCGTTCTGCGTGACTACGACTTCCAGGCCATGAGCGTATTCGACCAAGTAGGAGAGGACTACGCCAAAAGCTGTTGCTTGCCTCGATTGTGGAAAAGGGGAACCTTGAACGTCCCCTCCGGAGGGCGTATGCCTTTCGTGATGCGGGACGTGAACGGCTACAATTATCTAATCCAGACCGCGGAATGGAATCTGCTGAACAGTGAGATGGCCGTGGAGATCTTGTCGCTGCCCGCTGCCTCAGTTACGATTACCGGGCAGGCTATCTCAGAGGTGACCTATAAGGGCGGAACCACCAATTCAGGAGGATCCTCTTCTTCAGAAGGCGGCACGCCCGGAGCCTCTGGCGTGACCAGTGTAGGCCTGGATATGCCTGAGGCTTTCGTTGTGTCGGGATCACCTGTTACGTCTTCTGGAACGCTGCGTGTGTCACTTGGGGAGGGTCGGGTGATACCGACGTCTAACCAGATCCACGTACACACGAACCTTCCGTTCTTGAGCTCGCTCGCCTACCAGATGCTATTAGGCGCGCGGCCAACGCTGAAGATTGTAAACAAGTCCAGGCAGGTCGCGAGTGATCCCCTACTCATGGTACAACACCCGTATCTCTGGCTTGGTTGGGAGTGTAGTATTGTGTTGATGGTTCGTCATAAGGCTAACAAGACACGGCGGCACATAAAGAACAAGGGCTGGTTTGCGGCGTTCGGTAAAGAACCGCGCCTATCCCCTGTTATTGAAACGTTCTCAGCGCCCACGGACGGAGCGGAGTGGGTGAGCCAGTTTGCGGTAAAAGACATCATCGTTGCCAACTATTGCCATAACAGTGGCATAGATAGCTTCTACCCATATTATGATGGTCAAGGGGGGTGGCTGGAAGAGTGTTCCAGGCTATCGAGCACGGCACTGGTGGGATTCAACGGAAAAGACGGAAGTGGAAAGCTGCACGGCAGCATGACTTTTGGCATTGCAATCCGGGTAGACAATCCGGAGTTCGCGTTACAAGTACACGGAGATCTCGTTGAGAAGAACACTGGCAGCATAAATGGTGTGCCAAGATATTTCTACAGCGACGTTGCTCCCCTGACGGCCGTCATGGTGACAGAGGGCGGGGGGTTCCATGACAAGGGCGAGATAATGCTGAGGCCTTTTTAGAAAAGAATAAGCCGGAGGAATCTCCGGCGCGGTCGGCAACACCATGGTTTGCCCCCCAGCGGTCGGCAACACCATGGTTTGCCTCCCAAGGATCGGCAACACCATGGTTGCCCCTCCGAGACAAAGATACTTAATTTTTTGGAAAGATATGAGCACAGTACAAGTTCCAAACATAAGATTGGCATCAGACGTGCCGATGACGATCACCCTGAGCGACAACGGGGTGGCCGTGGACTGGTCTTCCGTAAGCGAGCTGACCGTCCTTCTATACTTCAGGGGGCCTTCCGTCTTCGGTGGCCGCTGCGCGATCGAGCTTGACGGCACAGATCTTCGGGCAGTCTACCGCGCTGACAAGCCTCAGTTCCTCGGCGTCGCGGACGTCGTGATCAACTGTAAGTATCAGGGCCTGGAGAAGACCTTTGACAAGGCCGCGGTAAACTTCGTGGACTCCACGGCTATCGCTACCGGCACCGTAGAGGTGACCTCTGATACCGTCCCGGTGGACATCACCGTCGAGGACGTAGACACCTCCCTGCTGGACATGGCGATCCATGCCGCTATCGAAGCAGCCGAGCGGGCCGAAGCAGCTGCCGAGGCTGCCGAGCACATGATTGACATCCATACCGGTCCGGAAGGCAAGTCCGCCTATGAGGTAGCGGTCGAGGAAGGCTACACCGGAACGGAGGAAGAGTGGCTTGCATCTCTAAAAGGGGACCTTGGAGAGACACCGGACATCAGTATCGGGACAGTCACCACGGTCGAGCCCGGGACTCCGGCTGCAGCTACCATCACCGGAACGCCAGAAAATCCCGTATTAAATCTCTCCATCCCGAAGGGTTTGGTTGGTTCTACTCCAAACATAACGGTCGGCACAGTCTCTACCGGTGAGCCAGGAACCCCCGTCGTAGTGACCATTACCGGGACAGCAGAGGCTCCTGTCTTGAATGTCACAATCCCGCAAGGTATTCAAGGTAATACCGGATCCAGCGTAGACTACCCTTACGAGCTCGTGAACAACCGCACAACGAACGACCCGACGAAGGGGCTGAGCGCGGCGGAAGGCTACCGGCTTGGCCAGGATCTCGATCAATTAGGCCAGAATGTAGATGAGAAAGCAGACCAAACCGACCTCAGTCAATTAGAGGCTGTTTTGTTTGGATTCAACGGTTTAAATCCTTTTGTCATACAAGGAAAAAGATACACCACCGCGGGGAATATTATAGATGATGTTTGGAGTAGTATGACCAAAATGATTCCGTTGGTATCTTTCGGGAATTATGCAACCAATGGAATACAATTAAAATCTGGACAATTTCGGACGTATGGAGAGGCGGATTTCTGCGTGGCCGTGTTCTTTGATGGTTCTGGTAATTTCATAAATTATTACCAAGATGGTATTACATATAGTCCGGCGACTCCATTCCCGCCATCCGCAATCCCGGCAAACGCGAAGTTTGTTGTATTCTCAACCTTAAATGATTATTTGGCTAACCCGACGGAATTCATCACGGAAAATGGGTTGCAGGAAACGGTTGAGGATATACAAACGGGGTTGGTAGATGATATAAATACTATATCCAATTTACTTTTCGTTGGTAATGATATTTTTACAAAGGGAGGAGGATATCGTAATTCATCAAATGAATGGGTTAGTAGTGAATATGAAAAGTCAACGGATTTAATTGATTTGGATTTGATTCCCGGAGCCAGAACGGACGGAATAAGATTTACTGGCACTTGGTATTCCGACATAAGACCGACCGCATTGTTTTTTGATGCAAGCGGGGCATATTTGTCTTATGTAAACATTTCGGATATTTTTTCACAAATTACCCATTTTCCTGCATCTTCAATCCCAGCAAACGCAAAATTCGTTGCTTTCAATCGTTTTAGCGGCTCTCAATCATTCCCGGAAGTTACCATTGTCGGGTATGGTTATGCGAGTTTGGTTTCTCGTGAATTAAACCTTGAATCTAATATTGCGAATGGTTTACCGGGTGCCCCGATTATCGCAACAGATTGGGACAATTACGCAAATGCGCTTGTCGTTAAGTACAACGCAACAATCAATACCTTCTGCGCTCTTTGCGGTTGCTCCACGAAATGTATGGATGAGATTTCCGGAAATATGACTCTTGCGGAAATATGTGAAACTATAAACCACAATTTCCGTGAAAAAGTTGTTGATGAAAAGTGGGATGCTTTGACTAATGCACACCGGATAAATGACGCTCTCACCAAAGAGATATATCGTTTCTGCGATGCGAAAATTCGTGGCGGAGTCCGTGATTTCAGTCTGACAACGGGATTGCAGGCAGATGAGCCTTCCGCAATAGTGTCCGATGATGGCTCTACCCTGTACATTTATGCACATCTCAAGAGGATATCTACGAAGGACGGGGTTAACTGGTCTTCCCCGGTGAACATCAATCTCATCGGGGATGTGTCCTACATTATGCACTGCGTTGTCAACTATATTGACGGGGTGTATTATCTCATCGGAACGGATAATGACAACAACGGCGGTCTTTACCTGTTCTCCTCTTCTGATGGAGTCAATTTCAACCAGGTTTCAAAACTTTTCCAGGCTGGGCAAACCATCGGTAGCGAGGTGGTTAAATATTGGGGCAATTCGTATTTGCTGAAAGATTACGGAACGAATGTATGGTATCTTTTTGTTGAGTACGAACCCGAAAATAACGGGGGTGATTGGATTCCTTGGCGAATCGCGTTGGCCACCAGCAACAATGTTGATAGTGGGTTCACCTTTATTTCGGGGAATCCCATTATATCGTACACGGACATAACCGCCGGTAATCCCGATTTTGCACGAGGTGATGATAACCGACCAATCAAGCACAACGGGCATTTCTATATGTATTATCATTCCACGAATAACGGATGGGCGACGATTCGCAGGGCAAAATCCAAAGACCTTATCAATTGGGATGACGAGGGTATTATTTTTGATAACCGAGACCAGCCAACAGGCGGAGACCAAACGTCTGGGAACGCAGACCACACGGTTATCGAATTTAAGGGTAGAACTTATCTATTTTATTCGTGGGACATCAACAATCATACGGTGGTTGATCCATATATTAAGTACACCGTGGATGATCGAAGATTTACGGATTTGTTGTCGATTCGGCCATAAAAACCGCGCTAACTGATCAAGAAAAAGGGGCGAGAAAAAAGCCTCGCCCCTTTCCTCAAAAGCTCTTTGAAATCTAATCATCATCCCGGATGTAACGTTCAAAGCAGCGAGCATCTGAATGTCCTGATGCACGCCTAATTGCATGGATGTTCTTCCCACGAAGGACATTGACCGTAATGAACACGCGGCGAGCAGTATGTGAGGATACCAGCTTCCACTTCGGGACGTTGGTCGCAACCACTTTCCCGTTGATCCGTTCTTCTATCCTCACCAGATCGGTCAAACCGGCATCCCGGAGAAGGACATGGAGACCTCGGTTGTAGTTCGCAATTGAAGATGTGTACGGGGCGTAGTATCCGTACTTCTCCAGGATACGGTAGGTAGTCTTGGCATCAATGGCAAACTGGTCGATGTTCACTACTGCGAGATTCCCGGTCTTTTGCTGGGTAATCCGATAGATGTTCCGATCGAAGCACGATGGCTCAGTCCTTACGAGGTCGCTGTGGCGTTGTCCGAGGCTACATCCTAAAACGAACATATCCCGGATGCGCTTCATTCTCTCTCGGAAGTCAGCCCGCCGGTTGGCGTAGAAGAGGTCAACGTCGAAGTAAGCAATGCGCGAAACCTCGTCTGCGGTCAGGGCAATCTCCTGGATGGTGACTCTCGGGATCACCACATCGGTGTAGGTTGGAGAAACGGTCGCATTGTACTTCACGGCCCAGTTGAGGATGGACCGCAGCTGCGATGCAAGAGTCTCGATGGTGGAGGGCTTCAAGCCCCTCTCCTGGAGGAACGACACGAAGAATCCCCAGAAGATGTCCGTCACCTGGACCGGCTTGAGGATAACGCCGTTCTCTTTCTCAAGAATCTTGAGGTTGTGGACCAGGCTGCCGATCTGCTCCGGGTAGTGAGGATGGAACCTGGACTTCGCCTTTGAGCACGCCGAGATCACTTCCATCAGGGAAGCGTTGCGGAGGTTCAAGACAAAGGGATCAGAGATGGATTGACGGAGATAGGTTGCGAAGTCCTTGTACTCCGGCTGCTGATAACTGTGCGAGTACTGGCTCGCGGATAAAGAAAAAGCGGGCATGTGAGCAAATATTTAAGTTAACGTGAGCAATTTAAAAGGGGAGCTGGGCTGCTCACGAACCGTTAGCCGGGTAGCTAATCCGGTATGCTCCCCGAGGCAAATATAACACTTTTTTTAAAAAGCAATGGACATCACGACAATTCTTGAGGTAGCTGGTACTGCCATCGGTAGCAGCTGGCTGACTCATGTCCTGACCATCCGGGCGAGGGTCCGGCAGGAACAGGCAACTGCGTCGAAGACGGAAGCCGAGGCCAATGGCGACCAGATTGAGAACCTACGGAAGACGATGGACGCCGTGTATCGGCCCATTATCGAGGACCTGAAGAAACAGGTCGAGGAATTGAACACCAAGGTCAACAAGATCCAGGCAGAGAATGACCAGCTGCGGGAAGAGAACCGCGCCCTGAAGGAGGCTGTCCGCAGTATCAGCCCGGAGCTCGCGCCGAGTTTCCTGAGCATCAAGGCTAAGAATCAGCCACGCAATAAGTCCGGACAGTTCGTAACGAAGAACGCCGATGAAGCTGACCGTTGACCGGAGGTGGAAGAAAGCCACCTACACCATCGGCATCCTGTACGTCGATGGTGCCCGCTTCAGCGAGACGCTTGAAGACAGGGACCGCGGGCTCAAGCAGACCGACAGCTACTCGTCCATCCGGTCTCGTAAGGTGTACGGGGAGACCGCCATTCCGACAGGCACCTACGAGATCCGGATGGATGTTGTCAGCCCGAAGTATGGAGCCGTCACCTGGTACAAGAACCTCTGCGGGGGGAAGATGCCCAGGCTGACGGGAGTCCCCTGCTTCGAGGGCATATTGATCCATCCCGGGAACACGGCGCTGGACAGCTACGGCTGCCTGCTCGTGGGCCGCAACACCAAGGTCGGACAGGTGACTTCCAGCAAGGACACCTTCGCCGCCCTGTACAAGAAGATGAAGGCCGCGGCCGACCGCGGCGAACGCATAACAATCGAGATCAAATGAGAAGACTTCCGCAGTATTTTCGCAGTATTTTCGCAGGTTGCCGCAGTATTTCCGCAGGTTACCGCAGATGTAACCACTTGATACGCAAGCAGCTTAGTGAGGGACCTTCGCAGGTTTCCGCAGGTTTCCGCAGGTTTCCGCAGGTTTCCGCAGTAATGTGCGGCCTGGCCCTTTCGGCTTGCAGTCCGAAGGTCCTCCCGCCGGTTATCGAGTACCGCGACTCCGTCCGGGTCGAGGTTCATGAACGGCTTGTCCACGACACCGTCTCCTTCGAGGTGCCGGTGATCATCGAGAAGAACGTGACCCGCGACACGGCTTCCCATCTGGAGAACGCCTGGGCGAAGTCCGATGCTTCCCTGATTGACGGCTTCCTTGAGCACACTCTTGAGACGAAGGGCCAGACGGTCTACATCCCGGTCCAGGTCACCGTCCATGATACGGTAACCGTAGAGAAGCTGGCAGAGACCCGGACGGAATACATCGAGCGGGATCTGACCGAGAAGGAGAAGCGGCTGATCCGGAGAGGCCGGGCTGCCGGCTGGGTCCTGGCGCTGCTCGCCATCGCCGGTCTTGCCGCCGTAGCGATCAAGATTTCTGGCTATGACCCCGTAAAATTTTTCCGGAGGAAGGTGTAGCGGAGGCTTTTGAAGTGGTTACGGATGCGGTTTTTCCCCGTGTCCGTAATTTTTTTGCGCTTTCTTTTGAAAAACGCTTGCGGATTTCAAAAATATAGTTAATTTTGCCCTCGGAAGTTGAACAAATAAACAATATACACCATGACACAGAAAGAATTTGAAACTCTCACCGGAATGACCGTTACCGCTGAGATCTTCAACGAGATCCACGAAGACTACGTGGCCAAGCCCTATGACAAGGAAACCTACTGCAAGATGTATGTTGCCAACGGCAGGATCCTGGAGCATGCCCGCCGGATGGTCAGCAAGATCTACTCTCTTGAGAGCAGCTTCAACGAGTGCCTCGCCAAGAAGAATGAGGCCTACAATGAACTCCATGTCCTCCGGGAGAAGGCCGAGCGCGATGCCGAGTCCTACCGTAAGGACATCATCAACCTCCGCTCCGAGGTGGACGACATCACCCGCCGATACGAGGATCTGATGAAGACCAACCTCCGCAAAAAGATGGATGCCGGCGATTTCGATTTCACCGCTGACGAGAAGAAGTTCCTCCGCCAGATGGTTGACTGGACTGAAGACTAATTGACAACCGGGGGTCTTCGGGCCCCACAAAGATAATGCACCATGAAAAGATTCTATATCCCCACGTATGTCCGTCGGATGCTCAAGAGAAGCAAATTTGCCGTAGATACAAACTACCTCGCCAAAGGTGATGACCCCGGCTACACCATTCTCATCCCGAAGCACAGCATTTATGCTCAGACTGAGACCCTGAAGGGCGAGCTTGACAAGCTCGTGGAATGGGCAAGGAGAATGATGCCGAGTGGCTACGATTGGAAGAGCAGCCCCATCGTAATTGTGCGAGATCTGCCCACAGAGACTCACTATTGCCGGCAGTTCGCCCGTGTAGACATATTCGACCCGCTCATGCAAAGAATCGAATATCTTGTCAACATGAAATCGGTGAATCTATGACACTGAACGGCATTACACTGGAGTGGAAGGATCCGAGCGACCTTCCCTCCATGTGCTGCCAGTGCCCTTTCTTCTTCAGCGGCAGCACAAACGTCCCCGGACTGTCCTCGACATCGCAGAAGGGTATCTGCAATCTCCGCGGGATGAACAAAGACAGATGGGCGAATTGCCCGCAGGCTTGCCTTCGCCTGTTCAAGAAGGTCTTCAAATATCCGGAGGACGCCTCCCTTGTGGTAGTCCTCAAAGATTAGTACATTTGTCCCATGAATAACAACAAAACGACTATGACAGATCTGGAAAAGTACATCCTGGAACACGGTCCGGCAATCCCAGACGGGCACGAGATAACCGACATCTCTATAGATCCATACAAGAGTAATAAGGATGCCGCCGTCATTAGCATCAAGACCAGCCCGGGGAGAGGTGGCCATCGGGAAGGATCCGGACGCAAGAAACTCGGCAAAGTCGTAATATCCGTCCGCGTAAAAAAGGAGACAAGAGACAAGATAAAGGCCATTTCCGAAGAGGTCGGATGCCAGATGGGAGCCGTTATTGACTTCGTCCTGGAAGACTACGAGAAAATGACCAGAAAATAGGCCAGAATTATCAAAAAGTGTCACCTCTGTGTCACGCATTTGCAACTGCCTGATACAGAGGTGTCTTTGTGGAGATAAGGGGACAATCAATAAAAGCCCTACAGTGCACTCAGAGGCCTGTGGGGCTTTTTTCGTACCAGGTCAAAGGGCCAGGAAAGGTCTCAAAAGGTCAGGAAAGGTCACCGAATTGTGTCACCGTTTCTTGTCGAATTTCGCCATCTCCCGCGCCTTCTCCGCATCGGCCACACCGATGTACGGCCGCATCGCCGTGTAGTCGCTGTGCCCGGTCCACTTCATTACCGTAGTGGGCGGGATGCCCATCATGAGGGCCTGGCAGATGAAGGTCCGCCGTCCGGCATGGAAGGTCAGCATCTCGGCCTTCGTCTTTGTCACGTCGGTGCGCTTGCTCCCCTTCCAGGTAGTTACCGTGATGGGGTCCTCCAGCTCGCAGGCCTTGCCGATGGTCTTCAGCATCCGGTTGACAATCTGGTTCGGGATGCGGGGGAAGACCCGGTCATCCGGGAGCCCTCTGTCCACCATCCGTGACAGGATCTCCTGGGACCACTTGTTAAGGTCGATGACAAGCGGGTCAGAGGTCTTGACCGTCACGACGCTGACGGCCTTGTCCGACACATCAGACCAGCGGAGGGCTTCGACATCAGACCACCGGAGAGAGGTGAAGCAGGAGAAGAGGAACATGTCCGTGACATCCTGCAGCGTCTGGCTGCCGCCCTCGAACTTCCACACCCGCATGAGCTCGTCCCACGTCAGGAAGACCACGGGGCGGGCGGTCTCCCGCATCTTCGGGCGGAAGGTCTTCCAGCTCGGATCCGTGAGCAGTCCCTGCTCGTCGGCCCACTTGAGGAACCAACGGAGATACCCGACCTCCTTCTTCATCGTCGAGTCGATGAAGCCTTCGTCGCGCAGCTCTTCCACGTAGGCGGTGAGGTTCGCCTTCGTGAAGCCGGCCATCGTCTGGAACTTCTCGTACTCGCACAGCCTCTTCCCCACTGTCCGCATCTTCTTCCGGGTGCCCTCCTTCCAGGAGCCGGAGACCGACGCTTCCCGGTAGAACTGCCGGTAGCAGGCCTCGGTAGGAGGGACCGTCTTGGCCTCCAGTCCGAGGGCAACGCGCAGATCCCGCCGCACGGCCTCGGCGGAGGGCCAGGAAGCGCCCTCAAGGTACGAGCCGAACACTGATGCCACCACGTCCTTATACCGGCCTATTTCGGCGTTTATCGTGGCAGCCGGGATCTTGTCCGGACCGTGGAAGGATCTGGGCTTGCACAGCTGGAACTCACGGTCCCATCTCTCCGGATCCACGAGGAAGCCGAGGTTGAGGGATACATGGAGGGTACAGTAAGCCCAGGCAACCCGACACATCAGATGAGGATAGGGGCTGTCCGGTGTCCGCTTGTGCAGGATGAAGTTGCAGGTGTACGCGAGAGACATCTATTTCCGCTTGATTGCGAGACCGGACACTTCGTAACCGGAGAGTATCTTTGTCTCCCCTACCCAGTTATAAGAGGCCTTGACGCGGAAATCTGCGATACCATCCGCGCCCAGCTCGACAGCCTTCTTGTACGCCATCTCTACGAGTTCGGCGCCGCTTATGACCTCCCGAGCGATACCAGCTGACGCAGACTTGTAGGCGCCGTCGATATACTTCGTACCGTTTCCCCTCGGAGGTGCCGGTACGACGGCCGGTGTGACCTCAATCAAGAGCTCTCCAAGAGCATCGAACTCTCCCGGGTATGGATCCGGGCTTAGGAAGAAACCGGCCTCGGCATAGGGCCGATAGTCGATGAAATACGTCTCGACAACACGCTCGTGCAGCATCGTCGAGCAGCTGGCCGCGAGAAGGACGGCAGCGGCAAGGATCAGGAATCTTTTCATAGCAATTCTATTTTAGTGACATTACCATCATGACACGATACCAGCCGTGGATGTACTCAGTGTTGAGGGTGAACGGCTGGTAGGCTGGATTGAGGCTGACGCACTCCACCACCCCGGGATCCTGAGTCTTGCGCACCTGCTTGATCAGGGCTCCGTTGTCGGTATCCAGGACATAGACTTTTCCCCACTCTACGAAGATGTCTTCGTTGACTTTCTTGATTATCACCCTGGATCCGGAGGGATATTCCGGGGACATGCTGTCGCCAGTGACCTCCATCGCATAGTCGGCTCCCTTGATCGGGCTGATCAGGCGCTCGCAGTCGTAAGCGTGGACGCTGTCCGCGAAGTCGGCTATCGTACCGCCGCGAGCTCCGTAAGGGAGGACCAGGACGGTCTGCCCTTCGACAGCGGTGGGTTCGTTGAGGAACATCTTGTCGTGTTCGAGGTCTCTGAGATAGTCAGGATCCACCTTAGGAAAAGCCTTCACTATCTTTTCAATCCGGCCCGGAGTGATGGGCCTTTTTCCGGACTTCATCTCGGACACTTCTGAGGGGCGAAACCCGCACAGGGTAGAAAATTCGGTGTCATTCTTAGCCATGCCCCTATAAATGCACTCGGACACCAATTTTGTAAACTTCTCATTCATAGCACTTTACTTTTTCTTTGCGAAAATCCTTCACAAGAAAGTGAAGATTTTTCTTGCAAGAGTGAAAACTGTTCACTACTTTTGCAGCAACACAGTAACAAAGTAAGAGAAAACAAAATTAAAATGCAAGAGATTATCGCAGACAAGGGACAGGCTTTCGGACGCATCTCGCCGCTCAGAACCATCGCCACGATGGAGATCGGGGAGACCTGGCGCACCACCGCTGAGACGGTACGTCCCAACTCACTCCGGGCTGCTGCCTCCCGCCTGGGCCGGGACACCGGCAGATTCTTCTCCGTCCGGATGGACTCCTACGAGAACATCACAGTGACCAGGATCCTCTGAAGTTAACAGCCGGACAAGAAATGCTATTTATCAAAAATTGAAAAGATATGAAAAAGGGACTCTACACCATTATCGCAGCGCTCGCCTTCATCGGCCTCTTCGCCGAGAAAGCGGACGGATCCATGCCCGTCGTCTGGACCCTCGGATGCCTCGCCGCCCTGTATCTCGCAGCCCGCGGCCTGCAGAAGATCTTCGACAAGGAAGACTCCAAGCACTTCAGCAACCAGGACGAGGTGGACGCCCTCATCAGGGATCTCGACCTCGAAGAGATAAAGCCCGGCCGTGACGGTTCGGCATTATAGCACTTTACTTTACAGGGCCGCAGGTTTGCGCGGAGGCTTGACATATTCCGACAGGTTCAACAAGTTTTCCACCCTCCGTCCCGGTTCAAGTCCGGGGACCCACCAATCGTCGGGAGACGCCACAGGCCACTATCGGGATTCGGTTTACGTTTCTGAATAGTCAGATGTTGTTTCACGCGAAAGGAAGGCTGGGGCCTGGAGTCTTCCTTTTTTAAAGAGAGTCATGATGAAGGACATCACACCAAATACCGCCATATCGGAGCTGACCGTCGGCCAGCTTGTCGACATCATCCGACTCGCCCTCAACGTGGGTGCCACGATGCCGAAGGCTGAGACGGTCAGCGGCATCGACGGCATCGCAAGGATCTTCGGCGTATCGGAGTCCACCGCCAAGCGGATCAAGAAGTCCGGAGTCATCAGCAAGGCAATCTCCCAGAGAGGCCGCGTCATCGTCACCGACGTCGAGCTCGCGCGCACCCTCTATGCAGAATCCTGCCACGGCAGAAAGAAAATTTCCTTTTAACTGTTGAAATATGGAACTATTAAAAATTTGCATCGAAATCAACCTGGGTGAGAAGACCCAGGAGACCATTAAGGAGGCTCTTGTCTCCTGGGCCGCCGGGGCCATCGCTCTGGGAGGACGGAAGGAAGACTTCCTCAAGTTTGTCGGAAATCCTGGGGAGGGGGAATCAGAATCCCCGAAGGAATCCGAAAAGGAATCAGAATCGAAACCGGAACCCCAGGAGGAACCGGAGAAGGAACCGGAAGACATGCCGGAAGAGATCTCCGACGTCACTGACGAGGAACTGATCAACGCCGTGGCCGAGACAAAGAAGGTGGTCGCAGCGAAGGAGATCCGCGAGCTCTTCGGAAAGTACGGCATTCCCTGCAGCACGAAGTGTCCGCAAGAGAAGCGCCGCTCCCTCATCGCTGACCTTAAAGCGCTCCGCGATGCCCAGTGACCACGCCCTCCTGTCTCCGTCCGCATCGAAGCGGTGGATGACCTGCGCACCGTCGGCCCGGCTGGAGGCGCAGTGCCCGAGGGAGGACACCGTCTACACCCTTGAAGGCACCGTCGCCCACGCCGTGGCAGAGACGCTGCTGCACTTCTACAAGGAACGCTGCCTGCTCCCCGCCGAGGACATCCTGAAGGAGGTCGCCGGAATGGATCCCGAGCAGGGCACCGGAAAGATCCTCGCGGACCTCAGGAAGCAGGCCGAAGACCTCGGCGCCGACTTCGACGAGATGCTGCGCACCGTACACGACCACTACGTCGTGCCCGTCTACTCGGACTACCTGGAGATGAAGAAGGCATACCCGGACGCCATCCTGCTAATCGAGCAGCGCATCGACCTGAGCGTCTTCATCCCGGAAGGCTTCGGCTCCGCTGATGCCGTCATCATCGCCGGCAAGTGGCTGTTCGTCTACGACCTCAAGTACGGCCGCGGCGTGAAGGTGGACGCCAGCTACAACCCGCAGATCATGTGCTACGGGCTGGGCGCTCTCGTCGGCGCCGGCGAGACATACGACATCCAGGACGTCGAGATGAACATCATCCAGCCCCGGCTGAAGCACAGCTCCACCTTCCTGATGGATGCCTCAGAGCTCCGGCACTGGGGATTCAAGGTCCTGTATCCCGCGGCGGCGAAGGCCTTCACCGGAGAGGGTGACCTGATCCCCGGAGACCACTGCCGCTTCTGTGCCGTGGCGCCCAGGTGCAAGGCTCTCGCCGGCATGGCCAAGGCCCGCCAAATGAAGGCCGGGGAGCCTGCTCTGATGAATCTTGCGGATCTTGCCGGAGTCCTCGACGACATCGCCACGATAAAGGCCTGGGCGACGGCCGTGGAGGCCTATGCACTTGAGCAGGCAATGCAAGGTAAGCACATCCCCGGTTGGAAAATAGTCGAGGGAAAGAGCATGCGGAAATACTCCGATCCGAAGGCCGTCATGGAACGGATGGCGAAGGGGGGCTTCCAGGAGGAAAGCTACCTCAAGCCCCGCGAGCCGAAGACCATCACGGAGCTGGAGAAACTGCTGCGGCCGAAGGGCTTCAAGGAGCTCCTGGGCGATCTGGTCGAGAAGCCGCAGGGCAAGCCCACGCTGGCGCCGTCAGACGACCCGCGGGAAGAACTCAGCACAGCAGACATGGACTTTAAAGACATAGCATTATGAGCGACCGGTACCAAAGATGGTTTGTAGTGGACTACTACAATCCGGCATACAGCACAAAGATGGAAGACCAGCTCATGAACTGGGCCCGTAACAAGTGGCTTAACTGTTCCGTCTACGAATCTTCCCTCGAAGACATGGTAAAGGCCTTGAAGGTCAAGCAGGGCCACTTCCTTGAGCAGAACAAGCGCCTCAAGCCGGTGACAATTACCATCGGACGCTTCCAGCAGTATTCCCCTAATGAGGTCATCAAGCACCTCTACATAGGGAATTGCCACTTCACTCTCCGGAAGATCCGGGAGGAACTTGAATTCGTTGAATTTGTATCCGTTTAATACCGAAAATCATGAACGACAACCAAGCAAAGAAGGCCGTCATCGGCCCCGTCAGGTTCTCCTACCTGCACGTCTTCGAGCCCTGGGCCGGCTCGGATGGGAAGAACGATCCCAAGTACAGCGCCTGCATCATCATCCCCAAGTCCGACAAGGACAGTATCGACAAGGTCAAGGCAGCCATCACCGCAGCCTTCAAGGGCGGCGCGGAAACTTTCGGCGGCATCCTCCCCGAAAAGGGTAACTGGAAAAACCCGCTCCACGACGGCGACCTTGAACGCGCCGCCGATGAAGCCTTCAAGGACAGCGTCTTTATCAACGCCACCAGCAAAGCCAAGCCCGGCATCGTGAAAATCAACCCGAGCGGCAACCCGCGCTACATCCCGATCGACAACCAGGACGAGCTTTACAGCGGCTGCTACGGTTACGTGTCCCTCGGCTTTTTTGCCTACAAGAACTCCGGTAACAAGGGAGTGTCCGCCGGCCTGAACAACATCCTCAAGACCAGCGATGGCGAGTATATGGGCGGCCGGTCCAGTGCCGACACGGACTTTGAAGGTCTTGAGCTGGACGGAGCCCTCGGAAGCGCGGGCACCATTGACGACAATGACATCTTCTAAGGTTCGCCAAAACCACAAGAGGCCCTGAGAAGCCCCAGACACCCCGGAAAGACGGGGACAATCCACACTCGTGACAACGGGGAAAGACCCGTGGCAGCCGGGAGAGACCGGCACCCTGGCTGGGTGGTATAGTGGTATGATCGCCGGGACGATGCGCAAGCAGTCAGATCAGTCGTTGCCGGAGATGCGGGTCCGAGTCCCGCCCCAGCCACGAACCCTTAATTTTTGAAACGTCATGAAACCAGGACAAACAGTATTCGTAACAATCGACGGAAAGCCCAAGAAGGCAGTCTATGAGGGGCCACTTCCGTCAATGTTTGAGAGGGAGAGAGAGAGAGAGAGAGCTTTGCGCTGTCAGGCTCGGTGGAAGAGTGATTGCCGTATTGGCTGAATCCGTAAAAGAGTCGAAGAAATGAAGAATCTCTGTCTATCCTGTTTCTTCTGGAAGTGTGGCAAGTACCATGCGACGAAGGGAGATTATTGCAGAATAATGAAAGACACGTTTTGATATGACGCCTTTTGAGGAAATAACAACAAAACTCCGAGAGTTACTTGTCGGGAACGTGGGCCCAGACATCATCCAACAAGTGGAAAGCGCGGTTGCCCTTTCCCTGGAGGACTATGATCTTACCCGAAAGGAGAGGTCCCTTGTAATGTATGAAGGCACAGACGTAGAGATTGTGAATCGCTTTTTCCTTGCGAAGGCGGTTCAGGGCTGCACACCCCGAACCTTGGAACTTTACAAGCGTAATCTCGCCCAAGGAATCAAGGCGATGAATAAACATATCAAGGATATAACGAGTGACGACATTCGGATATATCTTGCAAAGAAGAAGCTACAGAAGGTGTCATCTTCATATCTCGCAAACATTCATCGGACCTTTTCGTCATTCTTCACGTGGTGCACGGCAGAGGAGTGGGTTGAGAAAAATCCGATGCTTCGCGTCGAGAAAATCAAAATTAAATACAAACCAGAGGAGGCCTTGTCGGATGAGCAGCTGGAATTAGTCCGCTATTGCTGCAAGACCAAAAGAGAGAAGGCTCTCGTCGAGTTTCTTTATTCTACCGGATGCCGCATAGCCGAGGCCTGTGCTCTCAACGTTACGGATGTAGACTTTGAACACGATGAATGCCAGGTTCTCGGAAAGGGACAAAAATACAGGACCGTGTATTTATCCCAGCGTTGTAAGTTTGCCCTGCAGGACTACCTAAAAAACAGGAAGGACAGCCATCCGGCACTCTTTGGCTATGATTTCGACCCGTTGATTAGCGAGGCTATGCGCCAAGCCCAAATCGACAAACTTGGGCTAAATGGGAGACTGCAGCCGGATGAGGCGAGATCTATTATCAAGAGGATTGGAAACAGGGCTGGCATCCGCCTTCATCCCCACCTTCTCCGAAAGACTGTTGCAACGCAAGCACTCCGGCGCGGAATGCCTATCGAAGAAGTCCGTGTGATGCTCGGCCACGATTCAATAGCAACGACAACGATATACGCGCAGACGCAGAAGGACACCGTTAAGCAAAGCCATAAAAAGTATGTCTAACTGGGATTTAACCGAAGACGGACTCATCGCTCGGAATCTTCAAAACGGGCAATTCCTCAAGGGGCACATACCGCATAATCGTGGCAAGAAATGGTCCGAATGGATGGACATGAGGAAAGCAAAGAAGGTACTCCGAATTGGTGCGCAAAACCTGAAAGGACGCTCTGACATCGGCGGGTGGAACGCCCGAAAAGTCGTGGCAGTCCGGGAGCAAGACGGCAGGTGGTGGGTGTTTAGCAGCGCAGCCAAGGCCGCTGAGATCACGAAGACCATCGGTAGAAATATCATTCGGTGCTGCCAGAAAAAATGCCGTCACTGTGGACCTTATCGCTGGTTCTATTGGGAGGACAATGAATGGATAAAAGAAGTGAAAAAGCATGGACAGGTTTGATAAGGAGTTTCTTAATCTCGTAGCTAAGGTGAAAGAGGACGCCATCAAGGTCCTCGATGACTCCCTTACCTATATCATAGCCGCGCTGAGTATCAACTCAGAAATCGATGTGCGCTGGGATAACTCCCCAGAACAGACGAAGGCATACCACGACTTTATGAATGCCTACTTGGACTATATGCAAGGTATGCTGGAGAGACAATTTTGGTGTGACGCCTGGGGAGACATGTTCATGGAAAACAGCGGGAATTTCAAATCCTTCCGGGGTCAATTCTTTACTCCGGAAGGGGTTTCTGTCCTTTGCGCAAGGATGTCCTTGTCGGAGCTCTCAGTTCAACCTGGCGAGCGCCGAATCATTAATGACTGTGCCTGTGGAAGCGCAAGGATGCTTCTGGCAGCGAACATGCGGTCCTACGAGCAGCAAGAGGAACAGCCGTACCTTGTAGGAGAAGACATTGATGGAATATGCTGTAAGATGGCCGCGGTAAATATGGCTGTACATGGGTGTCTCGGGGAAGTAATCAGGCATGACTCGCTTAGGGAACCTGGGGATTTCCGTTACGGCTATCTGATTAACGAATCTCTCGCATCGGGATGTTGCTTTCCGAGCATTCGGTACAGCACCGACAGAGAGGACTTCTGGAAATTGCGAAACACTACGCCGACAACGGAAGACTATAAGCAACTGGCTTTATTCCAATAGAAGACACGGAAGTATATGAAATACCTGCACATCGACATAGAGACCTACTCGCCCGTGTCCCTTCCGGACTGCGGGCTGTACAAGTACGCCAACGAGTCGAGGATCCTGCTGGTAGCATACGCCAAAGACGACGAGCCGGTCCGGATCATCGACCTCGCCCAGGGCGAAGAACTGCCTCAGTGGTTCATCGACGCACTGCAGGATCCTGACATCCTCAAGATAGCCCACAACGCCGCCTTCGAGCGGGTGAACTTCACCTGCGCCCTGTGGACGGATCTGGGCCACCGCTGGCTGGATCCGTCGCAGTGGTACTGCACGATGGGGGCCTGCGCCAGATGCGGGCTGCCCCTGGGCCTCGCCGACGCGGCGAAGGCGCTAAAGCTCGAGCAGCAGAAGATGACAGAGGGCAAGAAACTCATCCAGATGTTCTGCGTCCCCGGCAGGAAGAGCCTCACCAACCCGGAAGGCAAGCCCTGCTCCCCTGCCGACTATCCCGAGCAGTGGGCCACG